GCTGAGAAAGTGGAGGTTGCCTAATGTACACAGAAGCCGCAATGAAAAAAGCCCTGGGCAAGAAGCGTTGGGAGAAGGTCGCCGATTACGATTACAGTGGCGGAGTAATCGACATCGCTTTTAGGTTGCCCTGGGTCCATCCTCAATATGTCACCACGGTCTGGGTCTGTGAGCCTGGCTATTACGAAATGACCAAGAAAGAGATTATCGATGAGGTTAAGGACTTCATTGATAGCCTGGTCCACGACTGGGACTTATGTCCTTACAATCCTGATGGCACGATGAAAAAGGGAGATGCCTAATGAACACAACAGAAACAATTAATGTCGGTGATATCTGGTATGACAGTTGGGGTTATGACCAGACCAATGTCGGGTTTTACATGGTGATTGCCAAGACCAAGGCCATGGTCACTTGTGCCAAGGTCCAGAGCGAATGGGTCGAGACCGACAGTTGGGCCAGTGGCAAGGTGGTTCCGACCAAGGAGATCATCGGCAAGCCATTTAAAAAACGGGTCATGATGTATTGCAACAAGCCGACATTCAAAAGTCCTTGGCACGGGTACTGTTACCCATATGAAGACCAGCCCGTCTTCACTAGCCACTGGGCATAAGGAGGTCACATGAAAATCACTGAGGGATGGAAGGAGAACAAGCCTTACAAGGTCTATGAGTTTGAGACCTTCGAGGCTTGTGCTGAGTTCTGGATGGTAGAGTTCCTGTTTAATGAGGATTACAAGACCAAGGTCATTGGCAAAGAAATCATAGCTTGGGAATTAAAGGAGGCTTGAATATGGGGGATAAAAAAAAATTACCCTTTGGCTATTGCAATACGGTGAATAAAGCGTATATTAAGTGTGTAGGAGGTATGTTAAATGGTAAATAAAGCGTTACATGAGGCCCATGAGTTTGTCTTGTGGATCCATCATAACCCAGATGCGGACAGTGAGGCAGTCGCCAAGAAGTTCGGCGAGTTGACTAGTGCGGCAATGGAAGAAGTCTTGGCTGTTTATAGCCATGTGGCGAAAGAGAAGGAGGTCGTCTAATGACTATTAAATTTTACAGTGATGAGTTGGCTTGTGAGACTGGCGGCAAGATCAAGTATGACACCCTGGACTTCGATCCTGGCAAGTATAAGACTTGCGCTGGTGCGGCCAAGGCTCTTTACAAGGCATTGTGCAAACGGGCCAAGGCAGAGGGCATGGACCCTGATGTGGAGGTTAGTATCTACACCCCAAAAGAAACCCTGGAATGGGGCATGGGTTATGCTTGCTGGCGTGTTGTTTGGGAGGCTGGTCCTTTTGAGTGGGCCATCGGCGCGAGTTTCGCCATCACTGGCCCCTGGGGTTATACTGAGCCTCATTACAGTTTTGACCTTTGCTTTGTGGAGGCATAGATATGAATAAATATGCTCTTTATCTCCGGCTTAGTACCCAACGTCAGGGCCTTAGTGGCCTTGGCGAGGAGGCCCAGCGTGAGATCATCCGGAAACATCTGGGGACTGACGTTGAGATTATCGGCGAATATGTGGAATATGAGAGTGGTAAGCGTAGTGACCGTCACCGGAAACAACTGAAGGCCGCTCTCGAACATTGTAAGCGTGAGGGTGCGACCCTAGTCATTGCAAAGATTGACCGTCTGACCCGTAACCTGGGGTTCTTAACCAGGCTCCTGGAGCAGAACGTCCCGATCATTGCTTGCGATATTCCTCAAATGCACAACCCAGCGGCCACAAAGTTTGTATTACAACTTATGGCTAACATCGCTGAGTATGAGGCAGAACTCATCAGTGAGCGGACAAAGAATGCTCTCGCGGCCAAGAAGGCCCGTGGAGATGCTCTTGGGTGTCCTAATCCAGAACATGGAGCAAAGGCTGGTGGCGAGGCTACCAGGGCCAGTGTGATGGACTGGGCAGAAGAACTCCGGCCCGTTGTCAATGACCTTCGTCAGTATGGTTGCGATACCCTGGCAAAGGTGGCAAAGGGCCTTGAGGCACGGGGGGCTAAGACTTTCCGTGGTGCAAACAAGTGGGCACTGAGCAGTGTCCGTAACCTACTCAATCATTTGGAGGTAGCTAATGGATAACGGTAAAAAAAATCTGATGTATCACATCCTTAATAATGAGCATCACAATGAAATAGACGATGGCATAAAGCGGTACTCTTTGAAGGAGATATTTGCGTTTATAGGTGAGGCCCTGGCAGTGTTGGTATTGTTCGGGACCCTTATCTTTTTTCTGTCGATCAGTGATGGGATTGATCAACACTTAATTGAATGGATGGAGCGTTAGATGAAGCGTGAATTTTGTATAAATTGTGGTGAGGGTTCTAAAAAAACTACTACCACAGTTAAGGTTCCTTACAAAGAGCCTTACCAGGGGAATATGATTGTGGTGCTAACCAGGCACTCGCATCCCGAACACCCGAAACCCTGGACTGAATATACACTTTGGGACACTGAGACTTATGAGTCTCTGCCCTATGGTTATTTTTGTAGACTCAAATGCTGTCGGGAGTTTGCAAACGATTGTGCGGCGGCTGGATATAGGAGAAAATAAATGGTAGGCAAGCTAACATCTGACGCGATCCTCAGTGGATCAATGGCCCCTGTTCTTATGAATGAGGCCCACCCAACCTATGGCATGAGCCGCAATGACCTGATGGCCAGGATCATGAACGCTAAAGGCATGGGTTATTATGATACGCCGCAGTCATCAGCCGGAGAGGCCGCAGACTGGGGGAATGAACTGGAGGCTATGATCATCAAGAAGTCAGTCGAGCGGCTAGGCTTTGACTCATACAATGATGAAGTGACTGAGGTCTATAAGTATGATGACCTCTTCGCAGTATCCCTGGATGGCATTATCAAAAATGGCAAAAAAACTATTTCCGCTTCGGATGGTGTCATTTTGATGAACGGCCAGGAAACAATGACCCTGGAGGGGGATGGCATCATTGAGTCTAAACTGACGTCCGCGCCTTATACAGAGGTGCCACCGCCTTATAGAGGTCCCTGGCAAATCGAGATGCAGATGATGTGCCACGGGGCGTCCTGGGGCATTATAGCCACGTTATACCAGGGTACAAGGCTGGTCCTTTATGTCTATCAGGCTGACCAGGAGAAGCAAAAGCAACTGGTGGATGCGGCCAAGGACTTTTACCAACGCCTGGAGGGACCTGACTGGTATCCGGCGATGGATGGGGCTGACGCCGCTAGGACCTGGGGCAAGGGAGAAGACGACCTGGACCCTGTAAGCCTGGCCCCTATCGCTGACCTGGCCATGCAATACTATGATGCTAAGAGAGCCGCCAAAGCCGCTGAAGCCCTGGCCAAAGAGTTAGAGCCTCGGATCATGGACCACATGGCCGTGCATGAGGCCGCCTACCTTGATGATGAGTTAGGTAACACAATGTTTGAAATTAAATGGCCGACCCGTTCATTCAAGGCCCAGCCGGAGAAGACTACTCCAGCCAAGCCAGCACGGGTTGAGCGTCAGAAGTCTCTGACCATTGCCGCAAAGTGGATGGGAGAATAACAATGGTAGGTTTTTCACTTACTGAAGAAGAGTTAGATGTTGTTTATGATGCGTTAGATAAGTATTTGCCGACACCAACTGACTTATTTGGGAGTCCTGTTTTTAACATTGCTGAGGCGGCCTCTTTTGTCACCATCACTAATGTTATGCGTAAATTGCAAAGCCAAGATTTAAGATACATGGAAGAAGAAGGGACTAAACAATGAGCCTGACACCACGAATGAAAGACACCCTGGACTACATTGTCGAGTTCCAGGTTGAGAAGGGATATAGCCCTACCTTTAGAGAGATAGCAGACGGGATAGGCGTTAGTTCAACTAGCCGCGTCCAGGTCCTGGTCAATGCTCTTAAAGACCGTGGCTATATTATGACCAGGGCTGGGGGCCGGAGGATGATTGATGTCCTAAGGACCACGCCTATGGCCTTGCAAGAGTGAGGGCCTGTTCCCTTGTCTCATGGTTGCGATTAGTCCAACCCTTACCAAATGTCTCAAAGGTTGATAGCCTCTCATAAAAGTCTTGACGCCTTTGAAACATATCCTCAATCAAGCTGGCCGCATCATGTGATTTGATTGCGGTCAGTGTCATTGGACCTATGGCACCATCAGCTTTGGCCCCAACACATCTCTGGATTGCCCTGGCCGCACGTCCTGTCCCTGAGTTCACGGCCCAGTCAAAGACACTCCAGTCCACGCCGGATGGCAATTCATCGCCATTGACCTTGTTCCAATACTCCTCACGATAGATAGCCGCAACATGAGCATCAGGGATATTCCGCATGATCTCCTCAGTGATATTTGCGTCTGCATCCATCACCTCATCTAGCCACCTGGCATAGACCTTGGCCGTGATGCCCTTGTTGGTCATGCCCCCTGGGTCCTCAGGATGATTGACAAAGCCTCCCTCATGACGCAACAGCCACTGGAGACAGGTTTCAAAGTTATGATCCATACTAACTCCGCTTATAATATTTAGACACGGCGCGATTGCCGAACCAGAATGAGACGATAGCGGCAAACAAGCCCTGGGTCTCAGGACTCCACATCAGATCAACAGCATCCTTCCAATCTCCGCCGGACTCCATGACCTTGAGCATGATGACAACCTCAACAGTCACAAACATCAGGAAAAAGGCGTAAGTAATAATAGGCCTAACACTACCGCGCAGAGCGTTGACAAATCCCCCAGCGTCAATGCTTCGATCATGCTCATAGATGCTCTTTGTCTCCTGGATATCAGCTTGTTTGTCTAACTCTTGTAGCTTTAGAGCGGAGCGTTTTTCCATCAACTCCGCTTCCATCTTCATGGTCTCCAGCTTGTGCTTGTGATCCTGTCCGGCTTTGAAATAGTTTAGAACCTCCGGCAAGAAGCTGGTCCCGAACCCCAAGAGGCTCCCCAATAGACTCATCATATAACTTCATCCTTTCCTTTGCGATTGCAATTCGCGCCTTGAGATCAAATATCCTTGCGTCCATCAGTAGACCTTAACCTTCTCCGGATCAACCACCCTGGGAACGCAATAGGCCGTAACTCTATGCTGTGGTAAAACATAATCCTGGTAATTATAATTCCCATATCTGCGGCTTACTTCCTTGGCGAAATAGTTACAGGTCACAATACTGCGGAAATACATAGTTCCACTTTCCAGCCTTTGCTGATCACCAGTTCCCAAATAGACCAGGAGCAGAAAGACATCCAGCATTACTTCTTTTTCATAGCTTTCTTCTTAGCCACCATGATGATATCGGCTTTAGTGATCTTCTTTTTATCACCAGCCATAGCCGCTAGGCCCTTTTGCTTTGGTGTATATTTGCTATAAGGCATATTAACTCTCCTTTGAGGTTGGTTTGCTATTAACATAAAGCCCGAACCAGGCGGCTCCTGCGCCAACGATTACGGATACAAATCCGGCCTGGGCATTATTCGGCTCCGACAAAGACATGAACCACTGACACGTCTGATAAAAGACGACCATGTAGGACAGGATCAAGAGACGCGGAACAATGCGCCATGCGTCTAGTTTCTCTGGTGTAATCATCATTGCCCCTTTACTTTGAACATCCAGACCAAACCAACAAGAATGATGAGGCCTGTTATAATAGATAGTATAATAACAACCCATTCAATAAACTTCTGACGCCGCTCTCTCTGTCTATACATCGTCTCCTGGCGTTGCTTGCGGATTTGACCTTCCATAGCAATGAGTTCATCCCAGGCTTTTGACCCAAGGGTGAACCCCATCCATTGCTTTAACTCCGCTCTCTGGGCCTCGGCTTTCTTCTTTGCGGCAAAGGCCTCCATCGCCTCTTGCTCAATGCTCTTGCCATTAAACAGCTTCTTAAATATCGGAGGGTTCTTGGCTTCTTTCTCAGCTTGCTCCAGATCAGATAAGGCACCCATCCAACGCCCCAGGTCTGATGCCATAGACTCAATATCTCGGCCAATAGCAAAGCCCTTTTTGATTGTGTTGAAGGCAGTAGTCGCAGTGGCTATGGCTGAGACAGGATCAAGCATCACCAACCTCGGAGCATCATTGTCACCAGTAATAGGATGGTCGTGCCAGCGGAGCCAATCATAACTGTCTCAATCCGTTTGATACGGGTAATGGTCTCGCGCCACCGCTCGGCACATACGGCCTCATGAGTGTCGATCTGAGACTTTACTGCATTGACAGTCGGCTTGCTCATTTGTTTTTGCTTCCCTTAGGACGGCCACGCTTCTTGGGGGCTTCTTCCTTCTTGGGTTCTGGCTTTGGTGCGCCAGGCTTTAGATGTGGGTTTAGGTCATAAATATGTGGCATATTAAATCTCCTCAGGCCAGTCAGCTATTGGGGCATTGCCAGTTACGTTACCATCCGCATCAACAGGTGCGGTGAATAAAGCCATAAACGCCGCGTGGTCAGCCGCCGCATCTATCGCCGCCTCGATGGTGTTTGAGGCAGTACGCACCGCCGCACGATATGTCAGCGTTGCGGCTGGTACAGAATAATCAGAAACCTCACTAGCCTTGATGACCATCCAATCTGTCGCCGCAAGCAATCCACCAGCCTGTGCTTTGATGGCGGCTTTCCACTGTGACTTTAAACCCAAGACAACCATCTGCTCACCGTCTTCTAGTACAGGATTACCGTCCTCATCCACGACATTAACATCATCCAATGCCTTTGGCGTGTTGGCATCCCAGTAGAAGCGATTGTCGAATGACGGTGGTGGATCAACCCAGACGAGGCCAGCCGCAACCTTCTCAGCGTCAGACCATCTGCCCCAGCTAGTAGGGTGCTGGATGCCGTCAGCGTTCTTCCACGCCCGACCTTCTCTGATTCGTTTACCTTGATATGTCCACATAATTAACTCCTATCGGGCATTTGCAAATTTAAATGGCTGTTCGGCTAGGGCTAGATATATATAGCTACTGCCACTGGCATTAGTTGATGTAGCATTGAGGCGCAACTTGAAACCATTACTACAATAATCAGCAACATTGGCTAAAGTAGCCTCTGCGTTACTGCTTTCTGCAAGTAAATACAAATCCAAATCATTATATGGGTTTCTAGTAGAATCTTGAATAATCCAACTACCAGTAGAGTTTGTCCGTTTAATCA